GTAAAGCCGCAGGTATTTGAGCAGATCTTGAGACCTGCCCTGGCTGACTTGAAGGGTAAGGCTGTATTTATTGGTACACCCAAGGGAAGAAACCACTTCTATGACATTTACAGGGTTGGTCTCGAGGATAAAGAGAAAGATTGGAAGTCTTGGCACTTCACTTCTTTTGATAATCCACTATTGGACCCTGAAGAGGTAGAGACTGCTAAGAACTCAATGTCTAACTTTGCGTTTAGGCAGGAGTTTATGGCTAGCTTTGAGGCTCCTCAGTCTGAGATCTTCAAGGATGAGTGGATTAAAGTAGCAGATGAAGATGAAGAACCTATGCATGGAACCTTCTTTATGGCGGTGGACCTGGCAGGATTTGAGGATGTAGCAAAGAATGCTAGTAACAAGAAGAAGCATCTAGACCAGACTGCTATTTCTATTGTTAAGGTACATGAAGATGGTTGGTGGGTAGAGAAGATTGATTGTGGTAGGTGGGATATTAAAGAAACAGCTAACAGAATTCTTAGGTTAGCTAAGGAATATGAGATTCAGGTGGTAGGTATTGAGAAGGGAGCGCTTAAGAATGCAGTGCTTCCGTACCTACAGGAACTAATGTTAAAGTATGGTGTCTATCCTCGAATAGAAGAGCTGACACACGGTAACAAGAAGAAGTCTGATCGTATTGTCTGGTCATTGCAGGGTAGGTTTGAGCGTGGTAGGATTGTGTTGAAGGAAGGAGACTGGGTTAAGGAGTTTAAGGACCAGCTTTTAAACTTTCCTACCAACGGTGTGCATGATGATATGATTGATTCACTCAGTTACATTGACCAACTAGCCATCACACCCTTTGAGTTTGATGATGACGAAGAAGATTACGAACCCTTAGACCTAACATCAGGATATTAATATGGCACTACAACGAGTAATAGGTGGATTGTTATCTGATCTAGCTCAAGATTTTGGGACTACTGGGCGACGACTATCTCGAGGCGCTACTGAATTTGAGATGGATGAGCAAGCAGTGCTTCCTCCTAACTTACAAAAACCTGAGTTAATGGTAGGTGTTCGTGGTATGATAGAAGCTATCGGAACACCATCGGAAGTAGATCAAAAGAAGCTTACTCTTGCTGAGAATATGTTTAAACGTGGCGAGGCTAACGAAGATATTCTAGCTAAGACTGGGTTTATGTTTGATCCTAATGGTCGTATTCAAAAAGAAATTGATGATGTTGATGCTCAGTTTCTATTAGACCCTTCAGAAGTAAAGAAGGGTAAAGCATATAAGATGGAAGAAGTATTTCAGCATCCTTCACTGTTTGACTTCTATCCTAAGTTTAAAGGAATGGAAGTTAAGTTTTATGACGGCCCTCCAAAAGAAAAGGGTGAGTTTAACCCAGTTACTCAGACTGTTATGATCAATAGAAACAATATTAACTTTATTGATGGTAATGTTCCAGAGATTATTTCTACTGTCTTGCACGAAACTCAGCATGCAATCCAGCAACTAGAGAAGTTTATTGTTGGTGGTAACTTTACTAGCTTCTTGAATAAACCACTGGAAATGGCTACGCAAGAAGAAATTGAAAAAGCTGGTCGTAAATACTTGTCTATTTATGGTGAGGCAGAAGCACGTAACGTTGAGTTTAGATACCTTCTTAAACAGGCAGCAAAAGCTCTTAAGAAGCCAAGCTCTATTGAAGGCCAGAATTTTCTACGCACTCTCACACAAGATCCTTTGTCTCGTAACTATGATATTAAACCCGAACAACTTACAACTCCTCGTGGGCAAACTGTAGATATTCGTAGTGAAGAGTTTGCACCTATGATTCCTGAAAGGACAATTTAATGGCTGAGAATTACTCTAGCATGGAAGAAGACAAAGTCACAGAGGCGGATAAAGAACTTACTGCTTTTGTTGTCGATCACTGTGACCGTTGGCGCGAGTGGCGAGATACTAACTTCATGAAGAAGTGGGATGAGTATGAGCGTCTGTACTACGGTATCTGGTCTGATGAAGATAAGACACGAGAGTCTGAGCGCTCACGCATTGTAACTCCTGCTATCCGTGAAGCAGTTGAGAACAAGACTGTAGAAATGCTAGAGGCTCTTGGTGGTAATGCTGGCTTCTTTGATATTCGTGATGACGTAGCTGACCAGCAGAAGGTTGACATTGAGCAGTTGAAGACCCAGCTTAAAGAAGACATGATGAAAGAGGGCTATGAGAAAACTATTAAAGAAGTAGCCCGTACTGCTGAAATCTTTGGTACTGCATGTGCTGAAATTCTTGTCAAGAGCAAGATCGAGAAAGCACCCACAATGCAGCAGATTCCTGGATCACCTATGGCTGCTTATGGCGTGTCTGAGACTGAAGTCACAAGCGTACCTGCCAAGATGATTCATCCTCGTAACTTTTTGATTGATCCTAACGCTGAGAATATTGATGAGGCTTTGGGCGTGGCAGTTGAAGAATACACCAGCTTATTTAAGATTGTTAAGGGCATTGAAGATGGAATTTATCGTAAGGTAAACATCCAGCCTTACTATGATGATACTGACCTTGAGCCTACAGCTACTGAGTCCATCTATCAAGATGACAAGGTAAAGGTTCTTCGTTACTATGGTCTGGTACCTAGAGAGTATCTTGAGACCCTGGAGTCTGATGGCAAAGAAGTAGCTGATCTGTTTCCTGAAGATTCAGATGCTGACCAAGTATCAGACTTGGTAGAGGCTGTTGTTGTCATTGCTAATGACCAGTACCTGCTCAAGGCTGAGGCTTCTCCTTACATGATGAAGGATCGTCCTATTGTCGCTCATCGTCCTGAGACTGTGCCCGGTAGGTTCTGGGGTATCGGTACGGTTGAAAAGGGCTACAATATGCAGAAAGCTATTGATGCTCAGATCCGTTCACACCTCGATAGCCTAGCCCTGACTACTGCTCCTATGATTGCAGCAGATGCTACCAAGCTTCCTCGTGGAATGAAGACTACTGTTCAACCAGGTAAAAGTATTCTGGTCAATGGTAATCCTCAAGAGGTACTGTTTCCCTTTAAGTTTGGTAACACTGACCCAGCTAACTATGAGACTGCTAAGGGCTTTGAGAACATGCTCCTCAAGGCTACAGGTACGCTGGACTCTGCTGAGTTGACACGTGCTACAGCGTCAGGACAGGGAGCTGGTGGGGTTGGAATGTCTCTAGCTATGTCTGCCATGATTAAGAAGAACAAACAGGCTCTGCTGAACTTCCAGCATGACTTTGTTATTCCCCTGGTGCGTAAGGTTGCTTACCGCTACATGCAGTTTGATCCTGATCGGTATCCCTCGCAGGACTACAAGTTCATGCCTGTTGGTTCAATTGGAATGATTGCTAAGGAATATGAGCAGCAGCAGATGATTGGTTTGCTCCAGACTCTTGGTCCTCAGTCCCCTATCGTGCCTATGGTACTGGCAGGTATTGTAGAATCATCCAGCCTCTCTAACCGTGAGCAATTGCTCCAGCAACTCCAGCAGATGGCTCAGCCTGATCCCCAGGCACAGCAGGCTCAGCAAGCCCAGCTACAGGCTCAGCTACAGCTTCTGCAGGCTCAGGTACAGGAGCTACAAGCTAGGGCAGCAGAAAGCCAAGCAAACGCTCAGGAGAGCCTTGCAAAGGCACAGAAGACTAGCGTTGAAGCTCAGCTTATGCCGGAGGAAATGCGAGCACGAGTCATTCAATCTATCTCTACGAACATTCCTGACCAGTCTCAAAATGAGTTTGAGCGTAGGGCTAAGATTGCAGAGCTACTTCTCAAGGAGCGTGAGATTGCATCTAAAGAAAAAATAGTTGAGAAACAGATGCAAACCTCTTGACAAATGATTAAATTTGTGGTATAATATACTCATTAGATAGGAACTCCTTTGGATAAAGTTCTACAGAAATACTACGAAGAGCGGTTCAACATGATGGCTACCGAGGGCTTTAAAGACTTGGTAGCTGATGCTCAAGTCATGTTGGACACGTATAAAGATATTGATTCTATAAGTTCTGAGAAAGACTTATGGTTTCGTAAAGGTCAGTTAGACATTCTTCGTTGGCTTGTAGAACTCAAAGGCGTGAGTGAACGAGCATGGGAAGAACTAAATGACCAAAAGAATATTTGAATTTAGGTGTGCCAAAGGGCACGTAACCGACAAGTTTGTTGATGATGAGGTGCTTGTAGTCGAGTGTCCTCATTGTCGTAATGACGCTTCAAGAATGATTTCAGCTCCACGTATTGCGCTCGAGGGCATCACAGGTGCGTTTCCGACAGCGGCTGACAAGTGGGCAAAGAAGCATGAAGAAGCAACGAGGGTTGCCTACAAGAAACAATATGGTTGATTCCAGGCAACATTTTTAATTCCTATAATCACTCAATGTGACAGGAGGATATAGTGGCTACATTTACTGAACCGCAAGACGACAACGAATCTGAAGTAGAAGAAGTTTTCCAACAGCCTGAGCAGGAAGAATCTCAAGAGCAGCAAGAGCCTGTAGCACAGGAAACTCAAGCAGAGGAAGAAGAAGATCTTCCTAGTAAGTATAAGGGTAAGAATCTAAAAGATATTATCCGCATGCACCAAGAGGCTGAGAAGCTAATTGGTCGTCAGGCCCAGGAAGTTGGTGAAGTTCGGAAGCTGGCAGATGAGTTAATCAAGCGACAAATCAGCACACCTGCACCACAGGTACCAGCCGCTAAAGAAGAAGATGAGGTTGACTTCTTTGAAGATCCGAGGAAAGCAGTAAGCAAAGCAGTAGAGAAGCACCCAGCAATCCAGCAAGCTCAGATGCAAGCTGCTGAGTTTAAGAAGATGCAGGTGCAAACTAAACTGCAACAAGTATTTCCTGATTTTAAGGAAGTTGTTTCTGATCCTAGCTTTGCTGAGTGGATTAATAGTTCTACAGTTCGTAAGAACTTGTATGCAATTGCTGACACTCAGTATGACTTTGACACAGCAGCCGAACTTATTAGTACGTTCAAAGAACTAAGAGCTACTAAGCAAGTTAAGCAAACTGCAGAAGTACAGCAAGCGACAAAGGAACAACGGACTAAAGCCATGAAAGCTGCTGCTGTTGACACGGGCACTGTTGGTCTTGACTCTAAGAAGAGTTATCGACGAGCAGATCTGATCCGACTACAAATTGAAGACCCTGATCGTTATCAGCAGCTACAACCAGAAATTATGGCTGCATACGCTGAAGGTCGTGTGATTTAAATTTCATAACTGAAAGGAATTAAAAATGGGACTTGGTACTGGTCACGTAACTAAAACTACTGCGGATAAATTTATCCCAGAGATTTGGTCTGATGAAATCATCGCTGCGTATAAGAAGAACCTGGTTGCTGCTAACCTGTTCTCCAAGATGGCCTTCAAAGGTAAGAAGGGCGATACGCTGCACATTCCTAAACCCACTCGCGGTGACGCTTCTCTCAAGGCTGCTAGCACTCAGGTTAATCTGATTGCTGCTACTGAGACTGAAGTTCAGGTTCTTGTTAACAAGCATTACGAGTACAGCCGTCTGATCGAGGACATCGTCGAAGTGCAAGCTCTGTCTTCGCTTCGTAAGTTCTACACCGATGACGCTGGCTATGCTCTTGCTAAGCAAGTTGACACTGACCTGGTCCGTCTTGGTCGTCTGCTTAACAGCGGCACCTGGAACGGTACGGATGCTACGTTCACCTATGCTAACGCTTTCCTTGCTTCTGACGGTACGACTGCTTTTGATCCTACCGCCAACACCAACACTGGTAACGAAGCAGCGATTGCTGACGCAGGTATTCGTCGCACTATCCAGCGCCTCGATGACAATGACGTTCCCATGACGGATCGTTTCTTCATCGTTCCTCCTTCGACTCGCAACGAGCTGATGGGCCTAAATCGTTTCACTGAGCAGTCCTTTACTGGTGAGAGTGGCTCTGCTAACACCATCCGTAACGGTCAGATCGGTGACATCTATGGTGTTAAGGTCTATGTTTCCACCAACTGCGACACGGCTACCACTGCTGGTGCTGGTGACGTTAACCCCCGTATTGCTCTGATGGCACACAAAGATGCATTCGTGCTTGTTGAGCAGATGGGTGTTCGCTCGCAGACTCAGTACAAGCAAGAGTACCTCGGCACGCTCTTCACGTCTGACATGCTGTACGGTGTCAAAGAAGTTCGTCCTGAGAACGCTGTTGCTCTGGCTGTCTTTGGCTAAGTAGTATCTGCCCAGGTGTAAAAGCCTGGGCAGTTTACTAAGTGCATTGAGTAAATATACTCAGTGTATTGAGTAAACTGTAAGGAGAGTCAATTGGGTATCTATCGCGGAGTAGGCGGTACTGGTGATGCTACTGGTGACGCTTCTAATCAAGCAGTAATTGCTACAACTAAAGCTAACGAAGCTACAGCATCAGCTACTGCAGCTGCTAACTCAGCTACTGCTGCAGCGTCTTCAGCATCTACAGCTTCATCAGCAGCAACATCAGCAACTAATTCATCTAACGCTGCTTCTTCCTCAGCATCTTCAGCACTAGCCTCAGCAAACTCTGCTACGTCTTCTGCAAATGCTGCGTCAAGCTCTGCGTCTAGCGCAGCTACATCGGCAAGCAACGCTACTAACTCTGCATCTACTGCTTCTAGTGCCGCATCGAATGCCAGTACTTCAGCTAGTAATGCTAGCACTTCAGCTACTAACGCAAGTAACTCTGCAACTGCAGCAGCTAGCAGCGCATCTACTGCAAGCACTGCAGCTACTAACGCCAGCAACTCAGCTACTGCAGCAGCGTCTTCTGCCAGTGCAGCAGCTAGCAGTGAATCACACGCAGCTTCTTCAGAGTCTGCAGCAGCTACGTCAGAAACTAATGCAGCAGCCTCAGCATCTACAGCATCATCAGCAGCAAGTAGCGCTACTTCATCAGCATCTACTGCAAGCACCGCAGCCACCAATGCTAGTAACTCTGCTAGCGCTGCGTCTACCTCTGCTACTAATGCTGCATCTTCTGCGTCAACAGCAAGCACTGCAGCAACTAACGCAAGTAACTCAGCTAGTGCAGCAGCAACATCAGCAATTAACGCAGCTAACTCAGCCACTGCAGCCGCTAACTCAGCATCACAAGCAGCAGGCTATGTATCTACAATTTCTGGAGGCACTTACTAATGGCTACAATCCTAACTAAAAAGAAAGATACTACCGGCGCTCCTGGTGCTGGTGATCTTACCAACTCAACTGGTGGTGCTGAACTAGCAGTAAACACCTTTGATAAGCGACTGTACACCAAAGACTCTGGTGGTAATGTCGTAGAGCTTGGTATTAACCCCACCAGCGTCACCACAGGCAACCTCACTGCTACTGGTACCACTACCATTGCGACAGCTATCAGCGGAGTTCTAAAGGCTGCTAGTGGTGTTGTGTCTGCTGGTACTGCTGGTACTGACTATGTTGCTCCTGGTACTGCTACTACCTTTACTGCACTACAAACCTTTAGCGGTTCTTCTAGCGTAGCAGCAGCTAAACTCAACAATGCTAAAGAGGTTTGTACTGTCTCTGCTACAGCAGCTACTGGTACTATTAACTTTGATGTAACCACTCAATCAGTGCTGTACTACACCAGTAATGCTTCTGCTAACTGGACTGTTAATGTACGAGGATCTAGCGGTACTAGCCTTAATACTGTTATGTCTACTGGTGAGAGCATGACGATTGCTTTCTTGGTAACACAAGGTTCTACTGCTTATTATGCTTCTGCTTTCCAAGTAGATGGTAGTGCTGTTACTCCTAAGTGGCAGGGCGGCACTGCTCCTACTGCTGGTAATGCTTCTTCGATTGATGCGTATGTATATACCATTGTTAAGACTGGTAGCGCAACCTTTACTGTATTTGCATCACAAACCAAGTTTGCTTAAAGGATAGCCATGCCTGTCATTTCAACTATTGCAGCGGCAACCGCCAGGGCATTTGGGGCATTTAAGAGTGCTGCTGGTGGTGCTGCTGACGAGTTCTTTAAGTATGTGACTCTCCTCCTCCACGGTGACGGAACCAACGGAGCGCAGAACAACACATTCCTAGACTCATCGACTAATAACTTCACCATCACCCGTAACGGCAATACGACACAGGGAACATTCTCACCGTTTAGCCAGACTGGGTGGAGTAATTATTTTGATGGGAGTGGGGATTATCTGCAACTCGCATCTAATTCTGCTTTTAACATGAACACCTACTGTTGCTTAGAAACATGGGTGTGCTACTCAACCATAGGAACCGACACTTTGATTGTCGGAAGGGATAGTAGTTATTGGCTTGGTTACAACTTCCCGAGTATTGGTGGCACTGCGAATAAATTTGTTTTTGGTATTAACAACGGCAGTTCATGGCAAGCAGTTAGTTCTACCACCACTCCTGTTGTTGGTGTGTGGTATCACGTTGTTGGAATTAAAGACAATACAACACTACGCATCTACATTAATGGTATTCAGGAAAATACATCTACATTTTCAGGAACACCTACAACTCCCGCAAATGTAATGGGCATTGGTGCAAACCAAAATACTCAAAACATGGCAGGGTACCTATCAAATACTCGGCTTGTATTGGGCGCTAGTTCAACTGTGTTGCCATATACAGGTAATTTTACGCCACCTACATCTGCGTTGACTGCGGTATCAGGTACTGCGCTTCTTACCTGCCAATCCAATCGCTTTAGGGATGCAAGCAGTAACAACTTTGCGATCACTCGCAACGGTGATGTCTCTGTCCAAGCCTTCTCGCCATTTGCACCTACTGCTGCGTACTCAGCAGCGACTGTGGGTGGGTCTGGGTATTTCGATGGGAGTGGGGATTACCTGACTGTCGCAAATAACGCAGCATTATATTTTGGTACAGGTGATTTCACAATTGAATGTTGGGTTAGAACATCTTCAACAATAGCATATCAAACAATAGCAAGTGTTTATGGATCTCCAGACGCAAACTATGGATGGTACTTTGCGCTGGGTTCCACTGGAGCTGGTATTTATTTTGTCGTTGGTGGCGGCTCTAGCACTAGTGTATTAGAGGCTGGAAGTGGTATTAATGATGGCGCTTGGCATCATGTTGCAGCAGTTAGGACTGGAACAACATTAAGCACATACATTGATGGCGCTAGGGTTGCAACAACTACAAACTCATTTAACGTTACCGCAACTTCAGAGTTTAGAATGAGCGGGTATCCTACTGTTGGCTCGGCTAGAGATTGGAACGGAAACATCAGTGGATTTAGAATTATCAAAGGTTCAGGCCCATATAACGCAACACAAACAACTCTAACAGTTCCAACGGCACCCCTCACCGCCATTACCAACACCTCACTCCTCCTCAACTTCACCAACGCTGGCATTATCGACAACACTGCTAAGAATGTGTTGGAGACAGTAGGTAACGCACAGATCAGCACCAGTGTTAAGAAGTTTGGCACAGGGTCATTGGCGTTTGATGGGACTGGGGATGTTCTTACTGCACCTGCCTCACAATATACAAACTACATTAATGGATCTGGGGATTGGACTTACGAGTTTTGGGTTTACTACAACGCACTTCCCTCTGGAGGAACCTATGGTGCATCTATTTATGCACAAGACGATGGGGCTGGAATTGTAAGCCCATTCAATATCGTCCAACAAGGAAATACATGGAAGTTGTGGGCGTCTACTAACGGGTCTGCTTGGGACATATTTGATAATGTGACTTTAGCAACAACATCTTTGAGTACTAGCACTTGGTACCACATTGCGTTTGTAAGAAATGCTGGAACTCTTAAGATGTATGTGAATGGAACGCAAGCCGCAAGCACAACATTAACTGCCAACATCCAAACAAATACAACAAGAAAACTTTGGTTATTTGGTACTTGGCAAAACAACCCAAGCAATGCTGGTGGCATTAACGGCTACATAGACGATCTCCGCATAACCAAGGGAGTCGCAAGATACACCACAACCTTTACACCTCCGACTGCTGCGTTTGCTGACCAATAAGGACGACTATGTACTCAAAGAACGGATCAATACCTAAAGAGCAAACCGACGGTACTGAGGGCTGGCTGGAAGTACCCAATCCTCCTGAAGTACCTGATGGCAAAGAACTTGTCTGGCTTAACTGGGAATGGGTTGTAAGAGACCCTAAACCTGTAGACAGACTCGGCTACCAATGGAACTGGAACCACTCAGAGATGGCATGGGTGGAGTCTCCTTATGGTGAAGTAGCAATCATCCAACCAGAGGAAACGGTCATCGAGTTGGGTAGTGCTATGCCTAGCGCTGGGCCTGTCATGGCCTCTGCTGGTCCTGTGTAAGGAGAGATAAATGTCTATGCAAGAAGGAACAAAGCAGGTCTTAGATAGTGTATCTATTGTAACAGTGGTTGGTACTCTCGCTGATATTCTCCCTGCTGTAGCTGCTTTGTTTACCATTGTGTGGACAGCAGTAAGAATCTATGAGACTGACACAATACAGAAACTGTTAGGAAAGAAGAAGAATGAGTCGTAAGCGTTCAATAGGTGCTAACCTTACTACCACTACCAAGGTAACAGCATACACGGTTCCTACTGGTATTACTGCAGACTGGACGCTGTTGTACATTGTCAATACTGGATCTACT